AGGGTCAAAAAATAAATGAAACAAAACACCGATTAGGTATTTACAGTAGGCGGTCAGAACGGTATAGTATTTACAGATTCACCAAACACGGGAAATCAAAAAATGACCATCGACAAAAACGCCAGCGGCTCGTTTGTAGAAAAAGATCACAAGCTGACCCACTTCTTCCAAGACGGATGCCCGGAGTGGATGGGCGATGAGTTTGCCGAGAAGAGCGGAATCACCCACACGCTGGAAACACGGGACGGCGGACGGGGAATTAAGCTCCTCAAGACGGTCGCTTATATCGTGGTTGACGAAGACCACATGGGGGATCCGGTATTCGCCAAGTGGAATATCAGCAACCTTCGCGACTACACCTAAAATAAGGAGAACAGAATAATGGCGATCAATTTAAGATCCACGGCGGACATTGCTAACAACGGCGTGAAGATGCTGGTGTTTGGACAGAGTGGCGCCGGCAAGACAGTGCTGGCGGCCACCCTGCCGAACCCGATTATCCTATCCGCAGAAGGCGGCCTACTCTCCATCAGCTATCAGGATCTGCCGTACCTTGAGATCAGCAACATGGCGGAGTTGAAGGAGGCATACACCTGGGTGACGACAAGCGCGGAGGCCGATAAGTTCGATTCTGTGGTGCTGGATAGCATTAGCGAGATTGCCGAGGTGGTGCTGTCTCACGAGAAGGCCAACAACAAGGACGGGCGTGCGGCATACGGCGAGATGAACGACGCCATGATGGGGATCATTCGTGACTTCCGCGACCTTCCGGGCAAGCACGTATACATGAGCGCCAAGCTGGACAAGCAGCAGGACGAGATGGGGCGGATGCTTTACTCGCCGGCCATGCCCGGAAAGAAAATGACAATGGAGCTTCCCTACTTCTTTGACGAGGTGCTGGCCATGCGGATTGAGCGCGACGGCGACGGCAACACGCAGCGCGCACTGATGTGTGCCGGTGACGGGTTGTGGCAATCGAAGGATCGAAGCGGAAAGCTATGCGCATGGGAGATGCCCGACCTCGGCAAGATCATCCAGAAGATTAAGGGAGAGAAGCAGTGAGCGATCGTATTGATAAGCTAAGTGAGCGGTGGCTGTCGGTTAAGGAGAACGAGGAGTCGATGGCTAATGTGCGACGGGACCTTGAAGACGAGATCCGAGAGCTGTCAGGCGCCAAGGATAGCGAGAGCGGCGTTACCGATGCCAGCACGAAAACACATACCGTCAAGGTAACGACAAAGGTCAACCAGACGGTGGACGGCGACAAGCTGCAGGAAATCGCCAACGAGAGCGGTCTTATGGATAGGCTGTCTGACCTGTTCCGTTGGAAGCCGAGTATCAGCAAGAAGGCTTGGGATCAAGCCGACGAAGCAGTAAAGCGTAAGCTATCCGGCGCCATCACGAGCAAGCCGGGACGCGCTACCATTAAAATCAAACGGAAGGAGCAAGAGTAATGGCTAAGCTAGGCGAGCAGTTTAACGTAGATGATATGCCGCAGGAAGCAGGTGGGTTTGAGCTTCTGCCGGCAGGCGACTACACCGCAACAATCACCGAGTCATCGCTGAACGACACCAAGGCCGGCACCGGACAGTACATTAAACTACGGATGGACATTACGGGGCCATCGCACGAGGGGCGCGTGGTATTTGCAAACATCAATATCCGCAACCCAACCCAGAAGGCCGAAGAGATAGGGCGCCAGCAGCTCGGCACGATCATGAAGGCCATCGGCCTTAGTGCCTTGCAGGATACAGATGAGCTGATTGGCGGATCCGTCGCCATCAAGGTAGCCATTCGCAAGTCTGAGGAGTGGGGCGACCAGAATGATGTTAGGTCGTTCAAGGCGGTGAGTGGCGGTATCCCATCGCAGCCGTCACAGTCAGCACCGCAACAGCCAGAACCCCAGAAGCCGGCTGGCGGAAACCAGCCGCCGTGGATGCGCGGCTAGTAGCTAACTGAGTAAGACGACTGGCCGCCGTAAGCGGCCTTTTTTACGGCGCAAACAGGAGTCATAAATATGCCAGTCGTTACAGAGAGAATCCACACGTTACAGAAGGCGCTTGATGAGGCAATGGAGCAAGAGCCCCAGGGGACTCGCGGGCACCTAGGAATAAGCGGCCTTGGCCATCCATGCGACCGAAAGATATGGCTTAACTTCCGGTGGGCGCTGGAGGAGCAGATACCGGGCCGGATCCTGCGGCTGTTCGCACGCGGGCACCGCGAGGAAGACGCAATGGTGTCGCTGCTTAGCAAGATCGGCGTAAAGATGCGCGACACTGGCGATCGGCAGCGAAAGGTGAATCTTGGAAAGCACGTTGGTGGGTCGCCTGATGGGATTGCGGAGATGGGTGTGCCGGGCGGCGGCGGTCAGCCTCACCTTCTGGAGTTCAAGACCGCCAACAAGCAAAGCTTCAATCAGGTGGACAAGCATGGCGTTGAGGCGGCACAGCCGATGCACTACGTGCAGATGCAGTGTTACATGCACGCCACCGGGATAGATCGGGCTTGGTACATCATGGTGTGTAAGGATGACGACCGGATCCACGACGAGCGCATCAAGTACGATAAGCAAGTGGCCGAGAAGTTTGTTGCCAGGGGTCAGGGAATTGCCATGATGGATCGTATGCCTGAGCCAATCAGCAGGGATCCGTCTTGGTATCAGTGCAAGATGTGCCCATACGCCCCCCTATGCCACGCTGAGGATAAAGACCATATGCCATCAACCTTGTCAGTGAACGTGCGTACATGCGCCCATGCGACGCCTAGGGAGGATGGAACGTGGCATCACGAATACTGGGGCTCGATCATTCCACTGGAGCACCAGAACACCGATGCCGGCGGTGCCCACGTATTCCACCCCGACCTAGTACCGGAGTCATGGCGCATGCTTGATCCGTTGGATGAGTGGACGGCGGTATGGGATACGCCGTGGGGCAATATTGCCAATGGCGTGAAGCGGGAGGGCGTGTACAGCAGCAAGGAGATAAAGGCGAACCCAGAGGCGTGCGCCAGAGGCGATCAAAACATAGAAGACATACGGCGAGAGTTTGGTGGTGAAATCACTGGCTAGGGGTAAATACACTTGGTAGAATAAAGGGGAACCAACCGGAGAAAATAAATATGCAACTGAGGGAGTATCAGCAGCAAGCCGTTGACGACCTATGGCAGTGGTTTCAAGACGGCAACGAGGGGAACCCCTGCCTTGTTATGCCAACGGGCAGCGGTAAGTCACACGTCGTTGCGCGGATCTGCCAAGACGCAGTTGAAGCATGGCCGGGAACGCGGATCCTGATGCTGACACACAACAAGGAGCTGGTGGAGCAGAACTTCGAAAAGCTGCTGGATCACTGGCCGAACGCGCCGTGCGGAATATGCTGCGCGAGCATGGGGAAAAGCGACCTTGGCGAGCCCGTCACGTTCGCCACTGTGGGAAGTGTGTCGAGAAAAGTTAGCCGACTAGGACATGTTGACTTGGTTATTGTCGATGAGGCTCACGGCATAAATCACAAGGCCGACGGAGGCTATCGGGATCTGTTTGCAGAGCTATCGGAAATCAACCCGTCAATGCGCGTTATCGGGCTGACAGCTACGCCATACCGGCTGGGGCACGGGCTAATAACGGACGAGCCTGCTATTTTTCAGGCGCTAATTGAGCCGGTGACGATAAAATGGCTGGTCGATAACGGATACCTGTCGCCGCTTAAAAGCAAAATGACAGGGAAGCGCCTTAGCACTGCAGGAGTCGGCAGGCGAGGCGGTGAGTACATCCACAAGGATCTGGCTAAGGCAGTCGATATAGAGAGCGACAACGAGGTTATCGCCAACGAGGTTATCAGTCATGGTGTTGGCTGCAGGTCGTGGTTACTATTTTGTGCCGGCGTTGACCATGCGCACCACATGGCGGAGAAGTTGATCTCAAAAGGGATCGTGGCTAGCGCGGTTACGGGAGACATGACTAAGGGCGACCGTGAGAAGGTGTTGGGTGACTTCAAGGAAGGCCGAATCCAAGCGCTAACCAACTGTCAGGTGCTGACGACAGGGTTTGACCATCCAGGCATCGACTTGATCGCCATGCTGAGGCCCACTGAGTCACCAGGTCTTTACGTACAGATGGCCGGGCGCGGGCTTAGGATCTGCGCCGGAAAGCAAAACTGCAAGGTGCTGGACTTCGGTGGCGTCGTTAGTCGTCACGGGCCGATCACCGACGTGCAGCCGCCCAAGAGGAAAGGCGAGGGCGAGCCGGAAGACGCGCCGGTGAAAGAGTGCCCAGAGTGCTCCGAGATTATTCAAGCGTCGATAATGACGTGCCCTGAGTGCGGGTTTATGTTTCCTCCTCCGGACAAGGAGGCGCCGAGACTACGCGATGACGACATTATGGGAATGGAATCAAGCTACATGGAGGTTACGGGATGGAGATGGGCGAAGCATATCAGCCAGAAAAGCGGCCTAGAAATGATCCTTTGTAGCTACTATGGCGCGCTATCTGACCCGACGATAAAAGAATACCTGACGGTCGTACACGGCGGGTTTGCAGGAATGAAGGCACGAAGAACGCTGGAGACTATCGCCGAGAAGTGCGGCGCTGATATGAGCCAGTTTGACGCGGATAGCACGCTGGATGAATTGGCTATCGTTATGAGCC